ACCACCACCAGAAATAGTGATAGTTTTAGTTGTTCCAGTACCACTAGCTGTTACTCCAGAACCTGTGAAGTTAATAGTTTCTGCTGCTGTAGATAAAGAACTTCCTTCATCTTGAATAGTAATAGCTGCACCACCACCACTAGCTGCCTTCCAAGCAACACCAGTAGCTGTAGAGCTGTCAGCTGTTAATACATAATCGTTAGTACCTACACTTAAGGCTGTAGGATCACCAGACCCATCACCTACTAATATTTCACCCTTACCATCAAGGTCAGAGTTCATTACAGCGCCAGCTGCATTAACATTAGTAGCGTCAGTTACGTCACCACTAGCTTCTATACCATCTAATTTTGATTTATCAGCAGCTGACATATAACCAGCAGCAGATGTAGTCGCATTAGCTATATTTAATTTCGATTGAGCTATTGCTGCAGAGGCATTAACATCAGCATTAACAATAGACCCATCTACTATTTTAGAAGAATCAACTGAGTTAGCAGATAGATGAACTAAATCAATTGATCCATCTACATATTGATCACTGTCAACTGAGTTAGCAGACATGTGAACTAAATCAATTGATCCATCAACGTATTGATCACTGTCCACAGAGTTTGCAGACATGTGTTCTAAGTCAATAGAACCTGCTACGTAGTGTTCAGAATTGATAACATCATCAGCTATCTTTGTACCGTCAATTGCGTCATCTCTAATCTTATCTCTAGTTACAGCTACGTTAGTTATTCTATAAGTATTAACTGTATCTGATTGAGCTTCCTGTAGAGCATATAAGACTTGATCTTGGTTATCATTCAAATCTCCAGCTCTTACAGAAGATCCAGCTGAATAAACAGCTTTAGCTGTATCGACTTCTGTGTCTCTATAAACTCTTACGGCTACTCCAGTTTTAGGAGCACCGTCACTTTCTTGTACAGTGCTATCAACACTTGTAGCATTAAAAGTAATTTTTGTGGGTGAGGTGGATACTGTGTATTTAGTTGTAGCTTGCGTTAATCCATTTAACGAAACTTTGACGTCTTCAGTTTTTAGATATGGAAAAGAGAATGTATATTCTTTATTAGAACCATTAACTGCTCCTCCATTATCAACATAAGTTGTAGCCATTTCCCATGGGGTAAATTACTTGTTTTTATAATCTAAAAGCCTTTGTATTTCTTCTTCGTTACCTGTCTCGGTGTAGTATTTAATTTGCTCATTGATAAATACTTTCTTATTTATACTATCTCTAGTAGAGACTTGATTTTCAGCAAAGTTCTTAGCTGTATTCAAAGCTTGCTTGATTTGTTTATGTATACGTTTGTACAGCTTACGGTCATAGTGAACTGAACTATTTTTAATCTGCCTACGGAATTCCTTACCATCAATAGATTTCATTATCCTTTGCAGTTCTCTCTTGAAGTAACCACTCTTACCTATGTATTCGGTAATTTCAGATCTCTCTTTAGGTGTATATTCAATACCTTGACCATTAGTTCGTAGTTGTGGTCTACCATCAAATTCAATATCAATTAAGAATTGCTTTTCAGGACTAATAGCATCACCTTGTTTAAACCAAGGGGAGAATGTATTCCATCCACGTTGCCAGAAACCTTTAACTTCACCAACTTTACCTCCATCAACCCAGTCATAAACATCAGGTAAACCTGACTTAGCTCCAACGTTTCTATTAGCTAGTAGTTGGAAGAAATCTTGATCTACTTCTTTTAGTTGAGGTTCTAGTAATCTACCTAGTTCATTTCTAGCACCACTGAAAGGTACCAAACCACTACCAAAACTAGCTCCCCAGCGGGATAAAGCTGCAGGGTTTCCAGCCAATACATCATTAAGTGGTTCTAAACCAGCTGTAAATGACTTATTAGTTAGGTTTGCAGATAGAATATAACCCATCTTATTTAGTTGAGTTTCTAAAGTAGGAGGATCTAGTGTGTCAAAATTATCCATAATGTCAGCTGTAAGAGCTAACCAATCAGATAATGGTCCTAAGTTCTCATAGCTATACCACTTACCATCCCAACCTTTATAATGTCTAGGCTTCCATCCAGATTCTCTTCTTACTTTTTGTCTAGTCTTATCATAGATACCATTACCATGTAAGCGATCAGTAGTGAATAAAGCTCCAGCTCCTAATACAGTCAATGCACCAATAGCTTTTCTACCTTTAAGTTCAGCTCTTATAGTTTCATAAGCTACAAATTTATTCTCATCTAAGGGTATACCTCTTGCACTAAGTAATTCATCTATTTTTGCTTCTGATACACCTTCGGCTACAGAGTGTTTAAATGCATTTAGATCATTGATGAATACTCCAAGAGGATTATGAGATCCACTAAAAGCAAGCATATTCATCGATGTCTTAGGGAACATCAAGAACGGTTTTAAGAATGGTGCACGTCTTATAAGATCACTAAGAGAATTAACAGCTTTATTATCTAAGTTCATAGCAATCTCTCTACTTGCGTATTCGACTGCTTTATCTGTTATGAAACCTCTGCTATCGAACATCTGATCGTATACACCATCAGATATTTGCTTGAGATTTTTAGGTGTTATTTTCTCACCATTTCTAATTAGCTTGTCATATGCTCTACCTCTAGCTTCAATGTTTCCTATAAATGATCTAGTAAATCCATCAAATGCTGTCATAGCATTAGCACTGAATCTCATAGCTGGATGTTCAGCTAGATCATTCATCAGTTCTATCTGATTAGTGATAACAGAAGGACCATATAGTCCTTCTACTTCTTTAGCATCAGCGAATGAACGTAAGAGTGTCATTTGATCCGCATTCTTACGTGCAATATCGTCACGCATAATGTAACCAACAGAACCTGGATCTCTAGCAGCACGACTATATACCTGTTTAAAATGACCAAACGCCTTTTGAAGCGTATCAACCATACCAACGTTATACATATAGCTTGCACGTCTTAAAGTAGCGATATCTCCGTTTAACATCGCACCTGCAAAAGTAGCGATAGGACGTTCAATCATTAAAGCTAAGTTAGATGCACCTGCTTTTAATGGAGTACCTACAGAAGATAGAACTGAGTTATAGATATTAGCCCACATACCTTGTGTCCAAGCTGAAGGCATGTCAGGTCTGACATCAACTAAAGCTTTTTTAAAGACACCAGTAGTGTTTCTAATGTAATCATTTAGTGCAGATACAGTAGCCACCTTCCCATCTGTTATCTCATAGGCAAGCATTAATGGTCCAAGTAGATCTGGACGTTGAGCTTTAACAGCTCTAAGGGTATCAATTGTTTGTTTAGACTCTTTCTGTAAACGATTTAATGCTTTTAATGTGTCATTTGTCTCATTTTTAATTGCAGCCAAGGCATCTTTAGCCTTTACGTCATTTACATCTATACGTTTCCAAAGGTTTAGCATGTTTAAAGCTCTACCTCTAGCGTAAGAAGTAGTGCCTTTTATCTGCATTAAATACTGAAGTCTGTCTAATACTTGATCTTGAGCACGTTGTACAGTACCCACTTTGTCGGCATATAGTCTTGCACCTTCTGACATATCAGAAACTTGTCCTGCTAAAGATGTACTTACATATGCTTGAGCACGAGCAATATCCATATTAATGAAGTCATCAGCATATTTTTTTATTGCTCCCATTACACCTGCATATGCCTCATCATTTAGAACTCTTGCTCCTGTACTTACATCACCACCTGAGAAAGCCTTTAAGAAAGTATCCATTTCCTGAACATCTAACTTATATAAATCAGCAGCTATCTCTGTACCAGCTAATACTATATCTTCATGGCTAAGGTATTTACCATTACTTGCTCTATATCCATATTTAGAATCTTTGAGTAAATCAGCAGCTCTGGTGATTAGTCGATGTCCAGCATCGTTACCATTAACAACGTACTCCATTGCTCCTGGTGTCATTACTGATCCAACTCTTCCGTTGATCGTATCAATATTCTTCATGATCTTAGCTTGATCTACAGAAGCTCCATAGATACCAGTTGGATCACCTGTTCTTGCACCTGATTCTCCGTAGTCAAAGGCATCATGATAACCAAGTATTGGCTCAGTTGGTTCTCCAACTTGACCAAGTTTGACTTCACCTATTTCAGTAAGTTGATCGTAACGTCTCTTAGCTGATTGCAATATTACATTTTCAAGAGGATCAGTTGATAGTTCTTCCTCTTGCATGTTCTTTAAGATATTAGCTGCTTTTTCATTTTCAGGTACCCATTGGGTAGCTTTATCTACACCTTTCAAAGACTTAGCTAATTTACCTGCACCAACTAGTACGTCAGCAGCAAAACCAATACCTAAACCTTCAAGTATATTCTTCTTTCTTTTTAGATCAGGCTCGTCCTCGTCTAACGTAGCCCAGTCATCTGAGACCCAGCCATATGTTTCTGGCCAAGTCTTCTTTAACGTGCCTAAAGCATTATGATCTTTCTCTTGTACAGGTGCTATAGCATCAGCGAATACACCTGAACCACCAGCTAATCCAGTCTTTGCAAACCATCTAAAGAATACATCATTACCTAGTTTCCAATTTCTAGCGGTATGAGCTTTAGTAGCTACACCACCCAATCCTCTAGTGATAAAAATTGTAGGAACAACTACTTGAGATATCTCTCTAATGGTTTGTGTTACGTCGTTTTCGAATTCAGGAATGTTTGGTAAGTCTAAAACTTCACCTGGCATTACTGTGTTATATAAGCTAATACCCCAATCAAGCGTACCTGTTGGTATAGCTAAAGCAGCTTCTGCAGTAGTTTTAAGAGCGTTACCTTTTTCTTGTTCTTGTTTTGGAGCTTCTTCCGTAGAAGTAGCTTGTTGTTGTTGAGGTTGTGATTCTTCAGTAGGGGTTTCCGTAGAAACTTCAGACAAAGGATCTTCAATAGTTGAAGCATCTATTTGCCTTTGCATTTCATTGACGTCATCTTCGTCAAATGAACCATACTCATTTAAATCAACCTCAAACGGTTGATCTTCCATTAGTTATTTCCTTATAGGTAAGTGTGATACGTCTCCTGAATTTTTATAGTTACTAACAGCTAGTTCTCTTTCTTGGTCTTCATCTAGATCTAATATGCTATCAACCCAACTATTTATTAAACTAACTGTTTCGTTTCCTATACTACTAAGTTCTTTCATAATATTCTCACCAACTTGTTTACCTAAATCTGAATCAGGTGATTTTTCATCCAAAACTTTCACACCGCTAGGTAGGGTCGTTGCTGTTAAATTTGGATTATTAGAAGGCATTTCAGGTCTTAACTTTCCAGACCTTACATTTGGGTTGGCAGATTCTTCAGGAGGTGGTGCTAAGTAATTTGCAAATTCTTTTAACTTCAAGTCCTTTACAAAATTCTCAGCTACAGTATTCCAGTGCTCTCCCCAATCTTCAAACTTATCACCAACAGCACTTCTCGCTTTCCACGATAAAACATTAACAGCCATACCAAATCTATCCCAATCAACTCCTTCAGTAGAAGTAGTAGGTGGCATCTGCATGAAACCTAAATCTTGTTCAGTAAAGCCAAAATTAGATGCCTGTGTGGGATGTCTATGTAAAAACTCCATAGCACTTGCAGTAGTGCTGTAATCCATATTGTTAATTGCGGACCAATCAAACAAAGATTTACCTAAATTATTAGGGAAAAGTTCTAAATTTGGCTCTCCTGTATTGGTAGCGATTTTCCCCCAAACACGTGCAGAAGTATCGAATGTTTTATTAGATAAAGTAACGTTGTCTGCTTTATTGGTGTTGTTATCAAACTTCTCTATAGATGGAGGTTTATTCCCTAGAGTTGGTAATCCGTGTAGTTGTAAGACATCATTCATCACATCAAACTTACTCTTCTTACCATCAGCGAGATATTTATATAGGGTATCTATTTCACCTGGATAATCAAAAGAAGTCGGGTTAGCACTAGTCTTTAGATACTCAGACATTGATTCGACTAACTCCTCTTTACCAATCAGTTTTCCGATATTCTCCGGAGTTAAGATAGTCTCCTTATAAGTTGATAATATTTCTTTCTGTCTTTTAACCTCTTCGTTGTGTAGTTTATTAGTTTGCTTAAGTTCTTTTCTAGTAAGGGTACCAGGAATATTAATATAGCCGTCTTCAGTGAAGTTCTTTCGAGAACTAGTATAAGTATCTAACCAAGCTAATGTAGATTGCCTAGCAAAATCAGCAGGGTTAGGGTGATCGTTTGCTATAGCTGTAGCAAGGAATGCGTCAAATTTTGTTTTAGCATAACGCTCCATAGGTTTAACTGTAGGATTCTTTTTATCAATTCCTCCTTGGTTGATTTTAAAAGCTATAGCTGTATTTACCTCTTCTATATACTCTTTCACAGGACCACCAGCTTGTTCCTCTGTGAGTCTCGTAGCAAACTTTTTTAACGTCTCATCTTGTTGTATTTGGGAACTATATTTAGAAAGTTCTTCAATAGTTAATGTACCATTTCTCATTTGCTCATAAGCTTTACCTTTCTGTTCTAGATAGGCTGAACCTTTAGCAAATTGTGTGACAAACCTATCTATTTTTGTACTTTCATACCCTGGGTATTTCTTATATAACTTAGATTGCTCTTTCGTTACAAAGGCTAGTTTCTCATCATCAGGTAAGTCAGCCGCCTTTTCTAGAATAATTCTTTCCTCTTTCTCGAATCCAGTTTGAATTTTTGCTTGTTTAGCAGCTTCTATATCTTTTTCAGCTTCTTCTAATTTATCTTCTAACTCTAGATATCTAGTTGGCCAAACATCTTTAAGCTTTCCTGGTTTACCAGTAGTTGGATCTGTAACTATTTGATTTCCTAGGTCGATAAAATTATTCCTAGTAAACTCCCCTGTTTTCATTTGAGATTCTATAACTTTTATAGTTTCATCTAAAGCTGCTTCTTCAGATATAGGGTTCCCATCATCATTTACAGTAAGACGCATTTCTTGGTGTAAGTCATTAAAGGATGATTTCTTATGATTAGCTTCTCTAAATACATCAGCAGCTTTTTCTTTATCTTCAAATGATCTTTTAATCGCATCCATTGTTGTATATTGCTTCATCAACGCAGCCTTAGCTTCTATAGATTTAGCAAACAAACCTTCTTCCTCAGCTTTGATTTCAGTACTAACACCAGCTAATCCGTTTATTCTTATATATTCTTTTCTTAGTTCTTTTAGTGCAGCTGCTTTTTCTTCTAACGTCTCAGCTGTTTTAGGTGTTAGTTTTTTGCCTTCATATACAAATTCAAGTGTATCATTTTTAATCATCTCACCCTGTAGCCAAGTCTGTACATTATTAGCTGCTATCTCTGATCTACGTTTAGTGTACTCATATAAAGCATGACCTGATAGATTCTCTATCTTCTTAGCTTGATCATAGTTACCGGATTCTTTAAGTACATCCCTTGCTACATTTTGAGTGTTCTTTTTATTCTCGTCTAAGATTTTAACACCATCATTATAAGTTTTTTGATCCTCTGGAGAGACTGGACTTTTACCAGTCTTTTCCATCATTTCCATATCCTGCTCATCAGCTAATACTATGGCTTCTTCTTTTTCTCTTTCAATACGTTCTTTGTCTCTAGCTACCAACTCTTCAGATAGCTTACTATTAAAAGTAGACGCAAGTTTTAATAGTCTATCTTGACTATCGTTTTGATACTGGACTTTAGTTCGACGTCGTTGCGCTCTTCTGTCGATATTTCCAAATTCGTTTTCTTCGAATCTGGATAGTGCTTGTCTAATACTCATAGTTTATGCTTTTGCGGGTTTTGATTTAAGACTTCTGAATGTTTGACTTGCATCCATCAGATTAGAGCCAATACCTAGTGCTAAATGAGCGAATGAATCCTGATCAGGTAATTCACTTTCACGTAGTACTGGTCTTGTTCCTGGTATAGGTCTACCAGCTGCTTGCTCAACTCTCTTAGCATGGTTACTTAGCTTCACTTCATTAGCTGTCATTTCACTAGAAAGTTGGTTTTCTGCAAGTTTGCCAGATAGTTGTGCGCTTAGTTTTCCCATCTTCATTCCATGCTCAAGTACAGCTCTACGCCAATCAGTATTTCCAGCACGTCTACCAGCCGATCCAGTTTTTCCAGCAGATCCAACAGACATCATTTTGGCAAAACTAATGTATGAATCATTCGTAGCATCAGCAACAGCATTCCAAGCTTGTACTTGATTCTTAGCTATTATTTGATTTGCTTTGACCCATGCTGCGTCATTGTCAGCCTCTTGATCTTGGTTTTCACTCCAGAAGGCTATCCAATCGTTATCCCATTTAGTTTGCCATTTAAAGATGTCATCGTTATGTTCATCTATAATGTTCTGTCTTTTTCTAGATAGTTTACTTCGATTACCGAAGAATTCTAAAGCAGTTTGTCCTATATTTAATCCAGCTGTTAAAGCTGCGGTGTTAAAGGCAGATCTGTTGTCGTAACTAGTTCCTTGTTTTTTTGGAGCGCACATAATGGTATTTTACAAAATTCTAAAAATGGTAAATTATTGGGACCGAATGTGATCTCTCTTAGAAAGTTAAATCCCAAAAATCTAAGGAGTTTGATATGGGTACCGTTTCGTTTATCAACAACATTCCAAATTAATTTATTGGGTCTACTGTTTACGTAACGTAGTTTGTCTTTAGCAAACTTCAATGGATATTCTTTAACAGCGGATGAACATAACATCCATATTTTGCCATTTGTTTCTGTACCACCTATAGCGGCAATCTTGCCGTTAGGAGATTTCCAATAGCATGCATTCTCTGTAGCTAAAGATGATAGAACTATAGACATAATACTGTCATGTCCATAGCCTTCTGTACATTCCCTTTTGTCAGCGAATAGTAAGTCAGAAGCTACTGTAATAGCAGCTTCTGGAGTTAGTGGATAATAGTTTTTAGGTAGATTAAGCACGTCGATAAAATCTAGGGTTATAATCTCCTTCCCAATTCATCGAATGAAGTGTAGCGGGAGACGGGTGTGAAGCTTTAAGTTGTACGGTTAGGTTTGTATTTTTTTCGTATACTGGAACAGTGTGAATATAATCATCTGCTATAGGTAAAGCGTTACCTGCGTAATTACTCCAATCTACTGATTCAAAAGTATTGTTATAATCTGCTCTTCCTTTACGTTTAAGTGTAGTCTGTATTTGACCACTTTCTCCAAAAGTAAAATGAAGTCTGTGAACTACTAACGACGACCTGGTATCGGATACTTGTTTATTACCACTAGGTTTAGTTGCATAGATTGTAGGTAGTTCAACTAACCAATCAAATAGATAACCTAGTATTAAATTAGCTCCTGTCCAATCTCCATCTACTTCTAAATTACTACCATTGACAGTTACTAAACCATACCTACCTAAGTCATTACCAGCATTGTTATTATATAAAGCTAACTGTTTAGTGCTGTCATAACCAGTAGGTTTAGGAAATACAGTTTTATTAGTTGTAGCATTATAAGTATTAGTCGCTAAAGAACTTACTGTAGAGTGGGTATCTAAATGAAGAGTATAAGCACCATCATCAGGTATGCTCTCTGTATCGGTTCTCTTTTTAACATCAAAACCTTGCAACGTATAGTTAGCACCATTCTTCAGAACTACATAGTAGACGTCATCTAATATAGAATGATAAGTTACAGTCCCAGGTAATTCCCATCTAAACCAAGCTGATTGAACACGTTTCTCTCCAGTATTGTAGTATCTATATCCCCATACCTCACTTTCATTTATAGCTCCAAATAGAATTATATTGTTTTCCCTAGAGACGGTAGTATTAGTGATTCCAATTGGAAGTTTTTTAGAAACAATTTTACTTTGTTCTATGACAACAGGTTCGCCTTCTCTTCTAACTTCTGATATTTCAAAGAACCTAGCATTCTTACCAGTACTGTTGATAAAACCATTAGTCACTCCTAATGAAAATGGATTTGTCTTATGATTAAAATTATAAGCTGATAGATAATTTACTTTAGCTGTACTTGAAGTAAGAGCATCACTATCTGTCGTTAGCATAAATTGTTGATTAGAGCTATGTAGCAGTAATCCACTATTAACTTCTATTCCGTCGTATAAAGTAGTTGGGAATGTAGAGCTAGCTTGTAAATCTATAGGATCATCACCACTAACTGCCATAGCAGTTGTAGACCAGAAATTAAAGAAATCATTAGTTTGAGAGAGAATTATATTCGCTCCACTCAAGGCAGTTAATCTGTTTCTAAAGAATAAAAGTTTGTTTATTGGATTTCCGATAAATGATGGTTCAGGGTTAGTTAGATCATCACCAACAGTTCTATCAATCCAAGCTGGCTTTGTTACTTCAAACGCACCGTTAGCATATGTTTGGCTAGATCCACCATTAATTGCATAAGTACCAGGATTAATTCTAACCAGACTTACAGGCATTTTATCTGCATCAAAAGCAATATTGATACCTGGTTTTGCACATTCAACCCAGACACCATTACCAAACCTATCTGCTGTAACTGTTGAAGCTACATTATCTACCTGAAATTTTAAGTAGTAATCATCATCTTCTTCTGCACTGTTGACTATCTTAACTACATAGTTATGCCTAGCTGATTTAGGTAATTCACCAGGACTGTTACCTTCTGATGTTGTTATACCCATTAATGAATTTTCAGGAGTCGATACGTTAAAAGCAGCTGTATGTTTTATATGTAAGCAGTTACCTACAATAGTTGTTGTCATACCAGAAGGCTTAAGTGCATCTAGTGCTGTTTTCATACCACCTAATATGCCAGCAGCAGTTATCGCTTCATCTGCATTAGCTGATGTTGGCTCAGGTCTTACGAGGCAGGTAGGTTTACCATTAGAATCATTTGGACCTTGAGCACCTGTTAAACTAGCTTGTGATCGAAGTACTACATGATTAGTTATTTTTACATTTCCAGTAACACCTTTCTCCATAGTAAATGCGACGCTATTACCAGTGCTATAACCTTCACCACCAAAATGTAATTGAGCAAATGTTTGATAAGAGTCGTCATAGTTTGGATGGTTGTTAGTAGAACCACCACCTTCTGCTATTGGTTGGCATCTAAGATCAATCTCAAATCTTAAATTATTAGATGCTTTGATTACTTCTCTTGCCATCTTTGAACATTTACCGTCATTGCTTCCTGTATTACCTAGACCTTCATTTGCAGCGATTGCTGTTGCTCTATTAGTTGTAGTAATAGTTGTATCACCTGGATCTCTTAAATCTAAGGCATACTGTTTACCATGAGATACAGCTTTTATTTCTATAATAGCTTCATGTACCTCAGCAGCAGAAGTAGTGGCTGACATTGCAGTCGCCACAGTTCTATTAAGTAGAAATGTATTCTGATTAATAGTTAATGACTGTATATCTGTATCATCTGTCCAACCAGTTAGGTAAGTGCAAGCATTAGTACCAGGAACTGAAGCATAATCAACAGGTATAACAGCACCATCTCTTGTTCTCCATATTTGGATAACACCTGACGTGTTGACATTACCTATATATTGATCTGTTGAATTTTCATAAATATGAAACCAACTTAATGTACCACTATTAGGTTGGATAGCGGATATAAGTTTACCACCAGGTCTTTTAATTAAACCGTGAGTTATATCAGGTATGCCATTTTTTATATCATTAACTTGTCCAGGTGATTTTAGTTCGTCTGGTTGTTGAGATACCCCTAATATATAGTTGGGTACTTTCTGTGATATACCTGCCATATTATCTCCTCAACCCAATATAAGGTTTATAAGTATTGAATGATGATTCATGTGGATAACCTAAGTAATTGTGATCTCCCTGATTACATTCATACTCCATACATGCTGCTCTAGCTTGTTCTTCTTGTGCTTGTAAAAGCTGTACTAACTGAGAATTTGTTACCATCTGAGTAGCAGCTCTACCAGCAGCTTTATAAGTAATCAAACGTTTAAATATAGAAGGTAAATCTTCAAATTCAAATAGCCATACAATGTTGACAAATTGGTCATCAGTCCATACATCAGTATGGTTTACTTTGTCGTATAGACGTCCATTGCGTTTTACTACATCTATAAATTTATCTTCTGAATCTGCTAGATCCATCCGTAAAGCATTGGTATCAAACAATATATAACCATTAGCGTCTGGAGTTTTCTTTACATGGTCTTCTCTATTAAAATGCCATCCTTCATTTTGGACATCTATATTGCTTTGCTTAAGTAGGTTATATACAAAAGCTATCTCTGGGTTTTGATAAGTAGATATATTATTTACTGTGCTAACTACTCCTAGTGTTGTAACTGGGGATTGTCCAATCGCTCCCAGTATTGTATTCACTGCGGATAGTTCTGTATCGGGATCAATAGTCGAGGGAGTCGAAGTCATAAGATATATGAATAAAAAAAGGAGGACCGAAGTCCCCCTTATATGAACAATAAATGTATTACCAGCTATGTGTGTTAGAGCCAGATGTAGCAGGAGCTGCACCAGCAATAAGTTCTACACAAGCAGCAGGGTTTAGGTAGTCAGCACCCATAGCCAAACGGCCAAGGATAACGTCACCTTGATAAACCACTGATACGTCGCCTGAAGTTACCTGAACCTGTGGTCCGATAGCTTCTACAACTGCAGCACCTTCTTTCTGGAAGATCACACCACAAGAGTGAGCGAATCTTTCATCAGTACCGTAGTTGTTACGAGAACCATAGTTGGTTCCAGTTACAGCTTCGTCGTCGAGCATATCTTCGCCAACGAATGTACCTAAGTTTCCAGGTGATGTTTCACCAGGGTCAGCTGCACCAGCGGTGCCTCCTAACTTAGTACCATAGTTTCCGAAGAATGGTACGTTCATTGACTTGTAGATCTTGATGCCTGCAATTTCAATGATTCCGTTACCAGACTGCAAAGCAGTACCTTGTACGTCACGGTTGATTAGACCGTTAGATGATACGTTCTGGATAAGAGCGTAGTACTGTCTTGGGTTAAGAACAGCTACTCTACCTTGTCCACTTACACCCTTTTCATCTAGGGCTGCAGCAGCATCATAGAAAGCATCTACTAGCTTATCTGAGTCGTATGCATTGTTAGCTTGGTCTGTAGTACCAACACGGATCTGAGATCCACCTGGTTCTACGAAACCTGTTGCGCTAACTGGAGAAGCTGCACGAGCACCACGAACGATTGCACGGAAGATCTTACGGTCATAGGTTTGTGCTAAAGCGTAACCAATTTTTCTTGAGATTTCTCCCCTTAATTCGTAGTGTGCCAATGTTTCATCTAATTCATAGACGAAAGCACTTGAGATTAATAGGTCATCACATGTAACTGTCTTCTCAGCTACTGGAGGTGCATTGTCACTGTTACCTAGTATTGATTGACCTGGAATGTGGTATTCCGCCTTCGTTCTACCTGTGTAGATGAACTGCAGAGACTTACCATTCTTAAGGGTTCTCTTAGTAACTAGATCACGTGCAATAGCCTCATGCTGGAAGCCTTTGAAAAGCTCACCAGAGAAG